CCATTCTCTGCCTTCCATAATGCCTTCAACAAAGGCATCTGGGGCAGAAGGATCTGCTACAATATCAGCAGCAGTTGCCAACATGAAGTCATCACCTACAATATTTACTCCCTCTCTAGTTGGTTTCAGTGAACCAATACCTCTGGATGAAACACCCAGTTTTACACCCTCATCAATAAGTGATTGTGCAATCTTACCCATTGGTGTGCTCAGGAGTTTAGCTTTACCAATGAAGTTTGAACCACTCTCTTTGAGTGATACAATCTTGTGGGATACTCTATCAAGATTGACAGTAGGACCTTCAGGGTGACCCAGTTCTCCTAATGCTCTTCCTGACTTAACATGGTTTTCATTGTATCTTTGAACTTCCTTTCTCAGGACGCTCATAGGATACATTCTTCCATTTCTGTTTTGAAGGTCTCCCTGAAGGAAGATGCCCTCAATAAACATTGACTTCTTTCCACCAACAGATTCTACAATGAAGTCAACTGTTTCTATTTCTTCTCTGATTAGTTTCATTTTTGACCTCAGGCGTTTTGAACTTGTTGGATGAATGCTTTGCCAGTGCTAGCATTTGTAATAACAGAAACTTTCATAGATCTTCTCAACTCAGCATAGGGAGCAGCAAATGCTGTCACAATGCCTGCAGAGTTATTACTCACTACTATTCTTGTACCAAAGAAACCACCATTTCCAGCAGTATTGTTGATACTTGCAATTGTTTTATGGGAAAAATCATAGTATGATTGACCAGTAGCAGTTAGTGAAACTGCGTCACCAACAGCAAAAGGACAACCTGTTCCCTCTGGGAAATCAATTGTAGTTGTAGCACCAGTTGTAACTCCTACTACTCTTTGAGCAGCAACAGGACCAAGACTAATTTCTTCAGGATCACCTGTGCTTACATAAATGTCTGCTGTAGTAGCAGTAGGATTGGCACCAACAGCAACATGACATCCAACACTTTCAGCAACAACTCTGATTCTATCACTTTGCTGATTAAATGCTGATGATGCAGTAGCAGATCCATTTGTTGTTGCTAGAACTTGCCCTGTACCAACTGGTTTTAATGCGCCCATTTCCCTTAATTACAATAGTGCCTGTTATCTATTTAGATCTGTTCTTCTTCTGGTGTCTCTTCAACATCTAACTCTTGTTCAACCTCAACCTCAGCAGATGCTTCTGGTTGATCTCCATCAAAAACGCTAGTCATTATACCAGGAGTAACAGCATTTACTTTTTCTGCTGTTCTAGCATAAAGAATATCTTTGATAGTATCACTAATTTGTGTAGGTGATTCATCTTTCACCAAAAGATCCATTAATTCGTCCATTTTATGTAAGTTACAATAAGTTTATTTATATTTCCCCACCACTGGGTGTTTCAAACTTATCCTCATCCACCTCTGGTGCCTGAGGAGTTGCACCCATCAAACCACCAGTTGTATCTCCTGGAACTGGTTGACCAGTAGCAGGATCAATAGGCATTTGACTAGGATCAGGAATGATTCCATCCTTGATTTCCTTTTCAATCAACTCATCCTGTTCAATAATCTCTTGATCAGTTTGACGTAGGATCTTACGTCTTACATAATCATTAGAGTAATACTTACCAACATATGGTTCAGCAAGTGTTGCAAGATTTATTCTTTCAGTTGTAAGTTCTGCCTCTTTGAGTTCAGCAAAGTGGTTATCATAAAGGAAGTCATATTGAATATGATCAGACATCAACTCCCAGTCTTCTGGGGTGCAGACATTCTTTAAAAGAAGTTGTGTCTTGAGAAGATCTTGGAACATATGAGAGAATCTCTTTCTCATTCTTCCAACAAACTTGGAGAACTTAATTTCATCTCTCAAGATTTCAGATGATCTACCTAATGAGAAACCACCCTCTCCCTGAATCCTTGTTTCAGGAACATTCAGTGATCTATATAATTTCTTTTGGAAATAGTTGATGTCAGTGATTTCACCAAGATTCTGACCACCAGGAAGTGTAGTAATTTCAGTTCCTCTACCACCTTCTCTTCTAGGTAACCAGAAGTCCTCCATCATAGACATAAACTTTTTATCATCTCTGATCTCACCTGTGTTAGCATCATAGACCAACTTGTTTCTATAACGCATCATCACATCTCTAAGGTATTGCTCTGCTTTTACCTTAGGTAGGTTTCCAACATCAATGTAGAAGATTCTTCTTTCAGGTGCTCTTGAAAGTCTGTAGATTACAAGAGAGTCCTCAATCATCATCAACTGATTAAGTGGTTTGATTGCTTTATGCAACCAGGAGAGAGTTGATCCCTTGTTTCTATCTACAAGACCTGATGTACAATAACAGATAGAATCTCTTGTTAATTGAACACCACCAGCAGATTGCTGTGTTCCATAACCAGTTTTCTTTCCACCATCAGTGTACACAAAGAATTCTTCAATAGGTGGGAACTGGAATTGATCAGCAGAATTAGGTTGTCTTTGATAAACACCATCACCTTTTTGTCTTACAATTCTTCTCACATAACGCATCTTAGATGCATCAATATATCTCAGTTCTTGAATACCATCTTCTGGTCTTTTTTGATCAATGACCTTGTTGTAGTATAGTCTTCCATCAATATACCAATTTCTAAAAATCTCATGTGCCTTGGTATCAAAATCAAGTAGGTCAAGAATATATCTAAACTCTTCTCTAATTTTTTTCTTGATGCCATCACTAGCATTCAAGTTTGAAAGTTCAATCTCTACTGGAGAGTCATGTGTATCAGAAACAATTGCTTCATTAACAATATCCTCAATAGCACTATCACATTCAGGATACAGAGACATTGATCTGTATCTTCTGATTAAATCATTTTCATTTTTATAAATTCCTTCAATGTCTACATAAGAACCAAAAAAACCAGAACTAACATAATTCTCAGATCCATCCTGATTATTAGGAGGAACTGGAGATATTAGTCCTGGTGGTTGCTTCTCATTATCTTCAATTGAGAAACCAAACAATTTTGCCATTATTATATACTAGGAGTCCTTTGCTCCTAGTATTTATCAACTTAAAATATCATACCAATGTAGGAGTAGAAGCACCATCATCTCTTCCACTTTCTGCTCTACCAATTCTGAAGTCCTGAACCTGGAAGGTTACAGTAAATTCTTCAATGGTATCAGTTGAATCATAACTCAAATCAATTGCAGAAACTTCTGTTGGGAACATACCAGTAAACTTGTATGATCTCAGAATCTGCTGCTCAGTATTATTCATATCATGAGTAGTGGAATTTCTTGCATTTCCTCTTCCCAGTTGTGCAATGAAACCATTACACATATATGATGAAGGATTAGTAATACCTGTAGCATGTGACAGGTCATTGATGCTATTCATCCATGCCTCAAATGCACTTCTAAGATTGAAGTCCTCATCATTGATAATAGTTACTGTCCATGGTTCAAAGGTTCTGTCTCCAGCAACTTTGAGAATTCTTCCTCTAAAAGGAATTGGAACTTCTGCAACTGTAGATGCAGGAAGTTGTGCTGCCTTACAAAGGAATCTAAAATCTGAAGAAGTTGTATTGTTCCAGATTGCACCAACATTAGTAATACCTGCTGGGAAAGCAGGAATGGATGCTTCAAATAGATTGGGGCGGGCACCGCCACCCCTCAACTGAGTCTTGAAATCATGAAGTTTTTTAGTTGTGATGTTTGCCATTTGTTGTTACCTCGTAGTGTTATTGCTTAATTTAAATCAAGTTCCAGTGACTTCAGCGAAGCTAATTCCACCTCTTGTAGCAACAAAAGTGAGGGTTACAAAGTTGATGGATCTTGCAGGTTGAATGAAGATATCAGCTCTGAACTCATTGTTGTCAACAATAGCAGGAGTATTGTTTGTTTCATCACAAATGACTCTAAAGTCTTCAATGCCTCTTTGTGCCTGAATATCAGTCAAGAAAGGTTCAACAATGTTGATAAAGTTTGATCTTGTCTCAGAATCATTCAATTCAAAGAGTTGATCATTTGCAGCATTTTCAAGTGCTTGCTCAATAGTCAGGAACAACCTTCTAACATTAATTCTATCAAAAGCAGACTTAAAGTTTAATGCTGTCTTATCACCAAAGAGAATTGCACCAGCAGCATTTTGATTAATGACTGGATTAATTCTTGCTTTGTAAAGTTGATCTCTTTGTGTTTTGTTGGGGTTATATGCCAACTTAACTACATTGTTAAGAGTTCCTCTTGCTTGACCAGCAGGTGAGAACCAAGGCAGATAAACTGAATTGTTTCTTGCCATAATACCAGCAATATCACCATTCAGAGGAATAAATCTGAATTCATTGTTGAATCTATCAAAGACATACTTATAACCACTATCAAGAACACCAAAGGAAGAAGAACTAATTTGTGAGTAGAAGTTCAACACATTGTTTGTAGCAGTTGTAGAATTAGAAACATTAACTACAGTTGCTCTGTGTGGTGAGATAACTGCCTGACAGTCTTTTCTACCTTCAGCAATAGAAATCAATAGATTTGCTTTTGCTTGAGATGACAGTTGATCATTCAGTGATGCACCTCCTAAAAGGAAGTCAAGTGCAATCTCATCTTTGTTCTCATAAAGTTTGTATCCAGTAAGAACATCACCAAGTGCAGGAGCCATTCCTCCTGATGCTTGATAATCAGCACCACCAGAGAGAGTGTAACTTAC